ATTGGGACGACTAGTCCTTTCGGTAAGTTAGATGTTGCTGGAAATATAAGACTTCAAAGCGCTAACCGAATTTATTTTGGAGGAACAGGTTCAATACCTTATTGGAACGTTGGGGTTCAAAATACTACTACTAATAATTTTGAAATAGGAGGTCAATCTTACTACTCAGGCGTCAGACATATATTATTAAACCCCGTTAATAACGGTAAAGTCGGGATCGGGACCACGAGTCCTAATGCTAAATTAGAAATAAAAGGCACCGGAACCGGAGACAACACCCCCCAACTTATAATTGAGTCCGGCGGGACAGACAACAACTCTATAATACATTTTACAGATGATGGAGGTGGTCAGGTAAATGCAATTGGGGCCTTAGAGGGAAATATGTTGACTTTTGCAGGTTCTACATCTTTAATATTTAAAACAAATACAGGTAGTATTCTGGGCAACACCAATACTAGGTTGACCATAAACAGCTCAGGTGCTGTTTTTACATTACCGGTAGCTGGATCTTCATTTGTAAAAACTGGAGGAACATCTACTCAATTTTTGAAAGCGGATGGTTCTACAGATGCTAGAACTTTTCTAGTTAATGAGTCTGTATTGTATCACGAACACATAGCATTAAGTAACGAGACCACAGATTTAACTACAGGGACATCTAAAGTTACATTTAGAGCTCCTCGATCAATACTAGTAACAGGATTTAGAATAAGTTGTAATACGGCTCCAACTGGATCTACGATAATAGTAGATGTAAATAAAGGAGGAGTATCTATGTTATCTACTAAGCTGTCAATTGATGTTAGTGAAAAAACTAGTGTGACAGCCTCTTCTCAATCTGTTTTAATTACGGCATCCGCAGCTAATGCCGTTGATGATGACGTAGAAATAACTATTGACATTGATCAAGTTGGAAGCACAATAGCTGGAAAAGGATTAAAATTGATAATGTATTATACATTAGACCCACTTCTTTAAAATTAACAAATAAATAAATTATGATAAATTCATTCATGTTCGCAGCAGCATTAACTTCTTTCTCATCGAGTGTGGGGAGTACTAGTCAAGGGACAACCTGCACTCAAACATTAAACCAAACATACTACCACAATGGGGCAAATACATTACCAGACGTGGGAGATACGGTCTACAGTGATTTAGCTGGAACTTCACCACTCTCTACAAATCACTATAGAAACAATTCTAGTGGTACTTTTAGAATTGAAGCCCCATCGTTTGGAAATCCCCAAACCGGGGTAGTGATATCTACATCTTTATGTTAAGTATATTAGATACATCATATAAAGGCATAGTAAATAAAATAACTTGGAATATTGAAATATATTTAGCATATTCAATTCACATAAAGAATTAACAAGATTTTAATAGTATTAAATTTTAACCACACACAAAAACAATAAATAAAACATGATTACTTACAAATGGACCATAAACGCATTAGATTGTAAAATAGATGAAGAGGGACTAGAAAATATCGTCCAAACAATCCACTGGAGATATAGTGGAACAGACGAAAATAGTGTATCCGCTGAAATATACGGAGCACAATCTGTTGGAACACCTAATCCTGAAGATTTTACACCTTTTACTGAACTTACTGAAGAGCAAGTAACAGGATGGTTGGAAGGTCAATTGGATATGGAATCAATGCAAGAAAATATTTCAAATCAAATTACAATTAAAGTAACTCCTGTAAATGTAGTATTACCTACTCCTTGGAATACACTTGTAGAAGAAACTTTATAAAATAATTTGGAATATTGAAATATATTTAGTATATTCAATCCACAGAAAAAATAATCAAATTTAAAACAAAATGGAAACAACAAATTTAACAGAAAAAGAATTACAAGAGTTAAAAGACATCCAAGTTAATTCGAATCAAATTACCATGTCATTAGGACAGGTAGAAGTTCAAAAAGCTATCTTAGAAGGTCAAAAAAATGATTTACTTAACAAACTCGCAGATTTACAAGAATCCCAAAACAAGTTAGGTAAAGATCTACAAGAAAAATACGGTATTGGTAATATAAATATTGAAACTGGGGAATTTACCAAAGTAGAATAGTTTTTTAAGCTCTTGTGTCATATTTATAATAAACAAAAACAAAACTTTAATCATATTATAAAATGGCAGAAACTTTATTATCTCCAGGCGTTTTAGCAAGGGAAAATGACAAATCCCAGATTACACAAGGTCCAGTAGAAGTTGGAGCAGCAATTATTGGTCCAACTTCTAGAGGTCCCGTTGAAATCCCAACTATTGTTACTTCATACAGCCAGTATACATCTGTATTTGGTACTACTGTAGAAAGTGGATCAAACGTGTATTCTTATCTAACTTCGATTGCAGCAAACAACTACTTCCAAAATGGGGGTAATTCATTATTAGTAACCAGAGTAACTTCAGGTTCATTCTCACCTGCAACATCTACTACCATATCTAATGGTGAGGCTGTTGAGGCATTTGCATTAGAAACTATATCTGAGGGTATTATTATGAATAGTACTAGCACGGAATCTGCAAATGGTTCTTTAGAATTAGGTTCAGCAGATAATATTAGATGGGAAATTGCTTCATCAAATGCAAAATCCGGAACTTTTAGTTTATTAATCCGTAGAGGAAACGATAACAACAAACAAAAATCAGTATTAGAATCTTACAACAACCTATCATTAGACCCTTATTCCTCAAATTATATTTCAAAAGTAATTGGAGATATGGATCAAACCTTAAAAACAGATGATGGGTATTACATCCAAGAAGTAGGTTCATACCCTAATGCCTCTAGATATGTAAGAGTAAAATCTGTAAATAAACCAACTCCTAATTACTTTGATAATGATGGTACTGTAAAAGATACGTACATTGACTTCATGCCAGCTATAGCTTCAGGTTCATTTGAAGGTGCTGCTGGTTCCAATGAAACTACTAACAGTGGTGGAAATCAATTTTATACTTCTATTAGTAATATAGATACTCAAGGTTTAGTAGGATCAGATTACGATAAGGCTATTGCATTACTTTCAAATGTTGATGATTATAAGTTTAACATAATCTCAGTACCGGGTTTGATAAGTAAATTACCAAACCACGCTACCCAAATCACAAACTTAGTTAATAATAGTATTAGTAGGGGAGATAATATCTCAATAATAGATTTAACGGTTTATGATGCTGTGTCTTCTCAGGCTATTACTGCCGCTTCGGGATTTGATAATAGTTACGCTGCTACATATTGGCCATGGGTTCAGACAGTTGACCCAAATACAGGCCAATTACAATTCGTCCCAGCATCAACTATGATTCCTGGAGTATACGCATACACTGACGCAACAAGTGAACCTTGGTTCGCACCTGCAGGTGTTACAAGAGGTGGTTTAGGTCAGGTAGTTAGAGCTGCAAAGAAAATTACAGCGGGACAAAGAGATGCTTTATACGGGGCTAATGTAAACCCAATAGCCACATTCCCAGGAACTGGGGTGGTAGTATTTGGACAGAAAACTCTACAGAAAAGGTCTAGTGCTTTAGATAGAGTAAACGTAAGAAGATTGTTAATTTCTTTGAAATCATATATTTCTCAAGTTGCGGATACTTTAGTATTTGAACAAAACACTCTTGCAACCCGAAATAATTTCTTATCTCAAGTTAACCCATATTTAGAAAGTGTTCAACAACGTCAAGGTTTATATACTTTTAAAGTGGTAATGGATGATACAAATAATACCGCCGATGTTATTGATAGAAATGAATTATTAGGTCAAATATTCATTCAGCCAACTAAAACAGCTGAATTCATTATATTAGACTTTAATGTGTTACCAACGGGAGCAACATTCCCTTCATAAGATCTAACTTTAATATATTTATAACAAAATAAAAACATATAAAAAATGGCAGTATTAGACCCAAACGAAATATTTTATACCTCCTTCGAACCTAAACAAAAGAATAGGTTTATAATGTACATGGATGGTTTTCCATCATACATTGTAAAAGGAATGGGAGCCGTAACTTTAACCCAAGGAACCGTAGCTCTTAACCATATTAACGTTGAAAGATATGTAAAAGGTAAAACTAAATGGGGAACTATCCAGTTCACATTGTTTGACCCAATCACACCTTCAGGTGCACAATCAGTAATGGAATGGGTAAGATTACATCACGAATCTGTAACTGGTAGAGATGGTTATAGTGATTTCTATAAAAAAGATTTAACATTTAACGTGTTAGGTCCTGTAGGAGATGTAGTATCAGAATGGATCATCAAAGGAGCATTAATTACAGATGCTAGTTTTGGAGAGTATAACTGGGATACTGAAAATGCTGCTCAAGAAATTACAATGACAGTTCAACCTGATTATTGCGTGTTAAATTTCTAAAATTATACTTACAATTAATCTTAAATTGGCTTGGCTTTATAGCCAAGCCTTTTTATATTTAACAAATGATAAAACTACTAGACATACTCGAAAATAAAATATTAGTACCTCGTCGTTCTGCTGAAGAACGTGCTAATAATTTTTTAATTGCTACCCAAAAAAAAATACAACAATATATTAAAAATGGAGGAAAAGGAGAACTAGACCTATCAAATTCACCTATAACCTCTCTACCTAATAATTTACAAGTAGGAGGAGGTTTAGTTTTACGAAATACTAAAATAACTTCTCTACCTGATAATTTAAAAGTAGGAGGAGATTTATGGGTATCTAATACCCCAATTACCTCTCTACCTGATAATTTAAAAGTAGGAGGATATTTATGGGTAGCTAATACCCCAATTACCTCTCTACCTTATAATTTAAAAGTAGGAGGAGATTTATGGGTAGATAATACCCCAATTACCTCTCTACCTGATAATTTAAAAGTAGGAGGATATTTAGGGGTAGCTAATACCCCAATTACCTCTCTACCTGATAATTTAGAAGTAGGAGGTTATCTTTATTTAAATGATACCTCAATAACCACCCTACCTCAAGGTTTAAAAGTAGGAGGTTATCTTAATTTAAGAAATACCCCCATTTCTAAAAAATACTCTAAAGAAGAAATCAAAAAAATGGTACCTGGAGTAAAAGGAAATATCTTTATTTAAAAAATTTATATTATGAAATTTAACAACTCAAAACTACTTACCGAAAACAAACATTCCATATTAGAGAATGTAAAACAAGCAAAACAATACGTTGATTCAGGTAAATTAACGAATGACGAACTTAAGACATTGGTTGATACTGACCCAACTCCAACACGTAAATACGTTGGATGGATGGCAAAACAATGGGTAAATAAACAAGTTACAGACATAGATGATTTACGGAATACTATTGAAGAATTTAATACTTTCCTAGAAAAAGGTAAAACTAAAACTAAGGATATTTACCAAATTAAATCCTTTAAAGATCTATCCGATGAAGTAGACCAAATCAACAAAACAGGAGAAGGAGTATCCGTTAAAGACTTAGAATCTGACTACGACACAGTACTAGACAACTCCGATTTACTTATAATGTCACCACACACACATGAAGCCTCTCGTAAATTAGGATTATCACAATTTGCATTCAGGGATTGCGGAGATGGTTCCAAAGACTCATCATGGTGTACTACATATAAAGCCCCAGACCACTTCAATGATTATTACTACAAAAACAATGTAACTTTTTATTATATTAAAACAAAATCCCAACAAATGATAAAACAATTACAACAATCTTTTCCCAAAAAATGGAAAAACATGGTTGTTGTAGCTCTAGCGGTTTTAGATGGTGGTAAAATAGATGGATATGATGGTTTAGATAAACAAATTAAATCAAGTGATATTAAAACATATACCAACATTATAGGTATTTCATAATATGATAAAACTACTAGACATACTCGAAAATAAAATATTAGTACCTCGTCGTTCTGCTGAAGAACGTGCTAATAATTTTTTAATTGCTACCCAAAAAAAAATACAACAATATATTAAAAATGGAGGAA